ATGACAATATTTGAAGTGCTGAATTTCAACCGCGAACTACTCGAGCGGCTGCGCCGGATAGGCGTGCGGCTCGAGGACACCGCCTACATCGACCTTTTTGTTGACTTCAACAACATGGTCGACGCCGGCAACAAAGTGTCGTATGCGGTGGCGGTTCTGGCCGACAAATACGATGTCAGTGAGCGCAAGGTCTACAGTCTTATAAAGCACTTTCAGTCATCGGCCCTGCCGATTTGCCCGGCAAAGAATGACTGCAATCCGGGTGCAGTATGATTCGGTGTTCCGATAGTGCGGTGCTGACGGCGCGTGCCTACCTTTGCACCATCACCAATCATAAACGACAATGGCACGCAACAAATATCACCAAATCCTCGCCCGGATTCTTGACACAGGCAAGCACCAGGCCAACCGGAAGGGCAACATAACATATCTTATCAACGAGCGGCTCTCGCTTACCCCTGCAGATCTGCTCGAGATTTTCGAGAGCCACGGCATCGCCCGCAAAAAACTGCGCTCCGAGCTCAAACTCTTTATGAGGGGCGAACGGTCAGTAGAGAAATACCGGGAGGCCGGCATAAACTGGTGGGATTACTGCGGCCCGATCCTGGTCAACTCATACCCCACCTATTTCGAGAAACTGCCGCCGCTGTTGGCTCGGATCAATACGGAGCGCCGCCCTTCGAAAAACTATGTGCTGTTCCTCGGGGCAACCGAGGCGGAGAGCAACCAGGCGCCATGTCTGTCGCTCGTGCAGTTCCAAATCGAGGACGGCGAGCTTGTGGTGTCGGCCTACCAGCGCAGCTCTGACGCGAACCTCGGACTGCCGGCCGACATATACCATCTCTACCTCATGGCACGCCACATCGACTTCCCCCTCAAGTCAATCACGCTGTTCCTGGGCAACGTGCATGTGTATGACAACAATATAGACAGTACCCGCCGCCTCCTTGCCGGGGAGGACAGCGTTAAATTCGAGCTTAACGTATGAGCCGCCTTTATCTGTCCGCACCGCTGCCCTTCGTGGGTCAGAAGCGCATGTTCGCCAAGCATTTCATCGAGGTCATCAAGCAATATCCGGCCGGCACGGTGTTCGTTGACCTTTTCGGTGGCTCGGGGCTGCTCTCGCATATCACAAAGCATTTCCACCCGGAGTCGCGCGTAATATATAATGACTTCGACGACTACCGGCTGCGCATCGCCAACATCCCCCGTACCAACGCCCTGCTCGACCGTATCCGGCCCATCGCCTCGCAGTTCCCACGGCATAAGCCTGTGACCGGCGATGCCCGCGACAAGATCTTCAGGCTGCTCGAGCAGGAGCTGAAGGAGAACGGCTATCTCGACTTCATCACACTGTCGTCGTCGCTGATGTTCTCGATGAAGTACAAGCTGAGTATCCCGGAGATGCGCAAGGAGACGTTCTACAACAATGTCCGCAAGGCCGGATATGCCGAATGCCCGGAATATCTCGCCGGGCTGGAGATAACATCGTGCGACTACCGAGACCTTTTCGATCAGTTCAAGGACACGCCGGGCGTCGTGTTCCTGGTCGACCCGCCCTATCTATCCACCGATGTCGGGACCTACCGCATGTACTGGCGCCTCGCCGACTACCTCGATGTGCTGTCGGTGCTGTCCGGCCATAATTTTGTATATTTTACCTCCGAGAAATCGTGCCTCGTGGAGCTGTGCGAGTGGATGGGGCGCAACCCGTCGCTCGGCAACCCGTTCGAGCGGTGCAGCCGCAGGGAGTTTAACGCGACCATGAACTACAATGCCCGCTATACGGACATCATGCTGTTCACCGAACCGACTTGTCGCTCTGCCTTAGCAGAGACCCCCGACCTCCCTGCCGTGAAGGCCGTATGAGGCCGTTTTCTCGCCCATATAACGCCGAGAGAGCCGCAACCCGATAAAGGCTGCGGCTCTCTCTTTTCTTTGCGACACGGCGCGTTTATGGCGGCTTATTGAAGATGCCGGAATCCGACGCATGTGTAGGTCTCGATGTTCTCGACCAGTTCCTCGTGGTTGTGGTTGGTCGCCGAGCTGTTGATGTCAAACTCCATGAATGTTTTACCCGCCAGCCCGGCAAGTTGCTCATGGATCTTGTCGAGCAGCCGGAATTCTCCGATGTTCTTCTGCTCGGCCCAGTCGGTGACCACATGGAGGTTGATGAGCGGCTGCGCCCGGTATTCGACGCCCTGCACGATGGCATGCCACTTGAAGGGCACAAACTCGATGAACACCGCCGGACGATCCCATGCGGTCTCCTGCTCGATAAACTCGACATTGCGGTTCCACAAGTCGATGTGTTTTATCGCCCGTGGATGCAGTTCGTCATCGACATCCGCGTCATCGGGGCGCTCATAATACTCTCCGGCGGCATTGATGCACAGTGCCTCAAGCCTATTCTTGATTGCGTTGTATAGTTCCTCTCTCATTTCTTGTTGGGCGAATAATTGTTGGCTATGAAATTATAAACCATTTCGCTTAGACTGCTCATGCGTTGCTCCATATCGTTGAACCAGTCCGTGTAACCGTCTAACCGGCTGTCGAATTCTTTTTTCAATTTATCCAATTCAGCCTTACGTTGAGCGGCAAGCAACTTGTACTTGCGGATGGTTCTCGGATAGATGTGTGTCATGTACAACATGATTAGCAATGTCGCACAGATTATTGAAGTGATAATTATTGCTGTCATTTGATATCAAAGTCTATGTTGTTGATGTATTCGGTAAGGTTCTCCTCGATGATTGCCCGGACTGCGGCCTCCACCTCGGGTGACGCACCGAGGAATTTGCGCTGCGGTATCCTGATGGTCGCACCTACTTTCATGAGCGCCATCGCTTTCCAGAAGTCGGCCTCGGAGGATAGCTGACTGTTCTTTTTGTCTTGCCGGAGTGAGCCATCCTTTTTGCGCCCGAAGGAGCCGGTAGCGGCATAATACTTGTGCCAGAAGAAGCCTTTCATTTTGGCAGTCACCTTGATTTCGCCGCCTTCGTTATGAATGGCTGCTGCCGGATGATCGGACAGGAACACGATGCTGCTCTCGCGTATCTCGCTGCGGACGCTCTGCCTCAGACCGCCGGAGTCAACCAGGATAAGGCCGCCCGGGCGCGTCGGACTTTTACGCCGCTGCCATGCCTGGCTGAAGAATGCCTGTCGCTCGAAATTCTGGTCGAATTCGTCGCCGAGCTCCACCTGTATGTCACGCAATATGCTCTGAAATATGGCGCGTGTCTGCTGATCAAGGTCGCTCATCGGATTCCTGATTTTCGGGGTTGTCGCCCATAAAGTCAAAAAGGCTCGGCATGTCGGACGCCACGACCGGGGTTTCAAGCCCTGCCGTGGCGTTCATTATGTTGTAGAAGGTGCGCTCACTGATGGCATAAACCGGATATATGTACCTGCGCCATATCTCCCGGTTTGACAGCCCGCTCCTGGCGTGCCGGTCATATATCCGGTTTATGTCCTCGACGCGCTTCCTGTAGGACATGCCGCGCGATTTTGCCATTGGCTCTACATGATTTTTACTGGTCCGTGTGTCGGTTTAGGTCGGTATGGCCGGATGTCGAGCGTCGTCACGCTGCTCACTGTTACCCGGCCGCTACCCTCGCACTGGGGGCATCTTGCAGGATGCCTTTGCGGTGCCTCGGTCTGCTGAATCCCGGTGCCGTGGCACTCCTTGCACACCGCCACCCGGGGCGGTCGTCTGATCTCCTTGTTCATGCCGCACCATCCTCTTTTTTTGGTTCGACAAAGAAGGTTTCGTCCTGGGTGACCATGATTCCGCATCGTGAAAGGTTAGCGGCGACCGTCTCGTCCTCGCGGTCTGCAAGGAGTTTGTCCTTGGCTATCTCCTCGGCGGTACGGATATGCCCGGGCAGAAACTCCTTCACGAGCTGAAGGGCACTCGCCCATGTGAAGCCTTTTAGGGTCTTGAGCTTCGGAGTGCCGGTGCGGAACCCTATGGTGCCATGCACCATGTCGAGGCTCTTCTTCTTGCTGAAAAGTTCGGCCTGGTTCTCGGTGGCGTAGGATTGGAGAGTCTCGAAGGCTTCATCCTGAATGGTCTGAAGTTGCGAGAGTCGCTCCTGGTGTTTCTCGCGGTAACGGGCGCACTGGAGTTCGATGTCCGCTGTGATTTTCGCACGTTCTGCGTCTGCCTTTGCATAGACGGCAAAGGCTTCCTCGGCCGCATCCTTGGATACGCCGGTAATGATGGTTTTCTTTACTCTTTTTGCCATATCTTTTTTGTTTAATGGTTGATTACTGATTATTCTTTATAGGGCACTTCCTCTATCTCGTACCATTCGACGTCGGGATTCTCGAGTCCGAAAAACTCTATCACCTCCTCGCGGTCACTGTAGCCGATGTATTCCGGAGTGAGTATATGTCCGGTTGTGCGTTCCTTGAGCCTTATCTTCCAGTGTCGTTTTTTCATGATTCAATGTGTTCAATTTTTTGAATACGGTAGCGCAGGAAGCCCCACATTATATGCGGTGGATGGTGTATCGGCAGCGGTTGACCGACCTCGAACAATCCCGGATCATTTACCGGGATCATCGCACCTCGCCATATATCAGCCTGATAGGGCTGTACATCCACTACCATGCCGTTTTCGTCTGTATAGAGGGTTGTGAAATCCTGACCGCAATCCTCCAATGTTATTTTTATCTGTTCCATATTCTTTATGCCTGGCCGATGCCCATGGGGATGATTATTACTTGTTGCCGGGACTGACGCTCCTTGGACTGCTGCGGCATTTCCACTGGCTTATGGCGGATGCCGCCTTTGCGCTCTATGCTTTTGAGCTTGCGCCGCAGTTCCCGGTGTTCGTCGGCGGTGATATGGTAAAACTCCTTGCCGATTATCCGGGTGTCGCGGCATAGGAGGTTGACACGGCCCCAATCGGTGGTGTCGACACCCATCTGCTGCATGAGCTTGAGGGTTTTGCTGCGCTCTTTGCGGAGTTCATCCTGTCCACCGGCTTTGCGCTCGAGATCGGTGCAGCACCGATCGTACTCGGTCCGGGTCATCTCCCGGAGGCTGTCGGTACGTCCGTCGGTGTATTGGTACACCAGGCTCTTCTTGACCTCGTCGCGGTCGCCTATTGGATTGAGTGCTCTGACTGCGGTGTAGAACCGCCCGAAATTATTTACTTCCTGTGCCATATTCGTTTATTTTAAGTTCGGTTTCCAGTCTATAGTCACCATTGCCACCACCTCGCCGGTGCCCATGCAGTCCGGACATTCCTCGATCCACGGACCTTCAACAGTATCATATCGGAATTCTCCGATGCCATTGCAGTATGGGCATACCATCGGTGCGGTCATAAACGCCTCCTTGTGTATCCGGCCATCCGGCTCGATTACTATCATTGTTCGTTTCTTACTCATAGTTATCCGAGATTGTTGGTTGTTTTCAATATTCCTTCGGGCCACACCGGGTAATAGGCTCCCGGCGCCGGGATAAAACGACCCTGGCAGTATGCCTTGTAACCGCTGACCCTCACCTTCACCCCGGCAAAGAACTTGAGCCTTATGGCGGCTTTGCCCATCGGCTGCCCCTTGTGTTCCTGACTGACGAAGATGAAGCACTTCCGGGGGAAGTTTTTTATCAAGGCCTCGGTTTCGGGATATTCCCACCCTGCAGCCTGAAAGCTGTCGATGATTACGAACTTGGGAGACTTCTTGCACTTAAGTCTGGCAGTCAGCTCCTCGATGGTATCGGCTGTGGCGATGCGGAAGCGACCCTGCACCTCGTTCATCTTGAACCGGGCGATGCGTTTCTGGAATGACTGCCCCACCCCTTCCTCGTAGCTCATGAACAGGACGGTGCCGTATTCGGTGAGCTTGCGGGCAAGCTGCATCACGAAACTGCTCTTGCCCGAGCCCGACTGGCCGTGAATAAGCCACGTCTCGTTGACGGTGGGCAGACCGAAGGCCTCGGACCACTCACCGTCCCACGGCAGGGTCTTATAGGTCTTGGCAAGCACCTCTTTGGGGCTGAATGCTCGTTTCGGCATGGCTACTGTCTTTTAAGTTTCTCAATCTCGGTATATACACGTCGCAGACCTCCGCCGGTCTTGCGCACGATCTGTCCGATGTCGGTCCCCTCGGGCGCGTTGACTTTGGCGACTATCCGGGCCTGTTCGTTGAGGAAGGCTCGGCGGTCGTCGCCGTTGTCGGGCGTTACCTTGCTGAAGCGGTCGCCGTAGCGGCTCAGCATCTCGGTATAGCCGACCTTACGGCACTCGATGGAGCGGTTGATCTTCTCCTTTAGGCCGTCGGCGCCCATCATGTACCACGCGCAGCAGCGCTCGGTCGCGTTCCATAATGCCTTCAGTTCCAAAAAAGCCTCGTACTGCAGGTCGCCGGCCTCGTCGAGTATCACAAGGGGATTGTCGATGGAGCGGAGGTAGAACACAAGGTCGTCGTACACGTCCGAATAGCGCCCCTTGCTGTCGACCCCGAATTCTGCCGCAATCTTACGGATCAGTTTAAGTTTGGTCTTGACCTGGGAGCAGTCGATGTAGACGGCATTGCGGTGATTCTGAACATAGAGCCGGGCAGTGAATGTTTTGCCGATGTTAGGCTCATCGCAGAGGATGCCGCTGACACTCGACTGCTGGCAGAATTCCAACTGGGCTGTGACGTACTGGAACACCGGAGTCATGGCGGCTTTCCATTCAATCTCGTCACGGAGGCTCACGCCGAGCTTCCGAGCGATACTTATCCAGTTGGCATTGCTCAGCACCCGGTCGGTCTGACCGTTCTTGACGGCACTGTAGACCGAGGTGGTGATACCGAGCGAGGCTGCATGCTTGGCATCACTCGGGTAGTTCTTCCTGGCGGCCGTTATCGCGGCGGTGATTTTCTGTCTGATTTCGGTTGTAATCATATTCTAATGGCGTTTTAATATCGTTTCAAGAGTCCTGGAATCCTGCCTGGCTCCAGTCCATTCCGGCAAAACGGCTGTCCGGTTCATACTCGTCCGCACCTGCGGCCACTGACGTGATTTCTACGGCCTCTGCCGCGACTTCGGGCGTCGCCGTGCGTTTTAGTCCCGACCCTCGGAGCGGCGTTACGGGCGACGTATGCGGCTGTCCGGGCAACCTTTTTGCGCTGCTCTATGTAGTTGACTACATCCTCCTCGGTCTGCTCGGCCATGACACGGTTGTAGTTATGCACTCTCTCCACCTTGTCGATGTATCGGTCATCCTGAAAGATATAGACATCGGTCGGTTCGCCCTTCTCGTCGGGGAGGAAGTAGGCGGTTACCTTGTAATTGTTGGGGTCGAGTTTCTCAAGCACCTCGGGAGCGCTTAACCACCAATCCTCGTGGCGCACCCTAACGGTGGAGTTGCGACGGACACTCGTCGGCACCCTTTCGCCGATATACCGGCTCAGGGTCAGTTTGTCGAGGGGCTGCAGGGTCGGGTTGACATTTGCCACAAGCACGTCCCATCGCGTCATGCCCTTGTACTTCTTCTGGTTCGGGTGCAGGGTGTTGTTCCACTCCATATTGTCGGCACGGTCATCGGCCACAAGCTCCTCGAAGGTATAGTATCTCTTATCCTCCCATGTGTCGTTGTTCTCGTCGCTGATCTTCTTGCTCTCGACGCGGTTCTTGCCCTTGCCGTAGAACCTGCCTATGCCGGCATGGTTCTTGTGGGCTATCGAGCGTTTGAAGGCACCATTCAGAGGCTCGGCATATTTCTCCTGAGAATTCTGCGGTGCGCAGAAATGTACGAAGGGGAAGGCGACACCGGCTCTCAAAAAGCCGTCCTTGTACTGGCTCATGAGGTGTTGCTCCACCTCTATGCCGGCCGGCATACCCCAACCGTTGCGCTCGATCAACCGGAACATATCCCTGAAACATTCCACCACCAGAGCCTCATCCTTCTTCCTGGCGTAGGCGGCCCCGATACGGCACTGGCTCACCACGTCGTAGACGTAGTAGGCATGCACCCGCTCGTTGCCCTTCATGCGGCGCGGCAGATCCACGTCGTCCATGGTAATCTGCGACAGCGAGAACTGTCCGTTGTGGCGGTGCATGTGCGGCATCTCTTCGTGCATAAAGGTCGTCCGGCTGAGGTGGCGGTTCTTGATAAGGATTTTGTTTTTCGGCTTGTTGAGGTAGTTGGCGATGGTAGCGTCGCTCGGTATCCACGGCTCCTCCCCCTTTTTGGCGAATGTCTCCGGGTCGTAGAGTTCACCGGTGTCGATATCGTAGACGTCCAGTTCGCCGGTGAGGAACATGATATACATTTCCCGGACAGTGGTATTGTAGGGCTGGTTCTCAAGACAGGCTATGCCGAGGATGACACGCTCCTCGCGGTGGGTCATGCGCCGGGCCGTCTGGTTGCCGAACTTGCCGCTGATAAGACTTGCGTAACCTTCGCGCCTGTATTCTGCGACCTTCTTGCGGAAGCGGAACATCGACGTCGGCAGGGTGTGGCCGAACTGCTCTCTCAGGCTCTCGACGGCCTTGGCCATCTTCTCCCACTGGTAGGTGTTGCCCAGTACCCTCTGGAAGTCGCTTGCCCGGTTGTGAAGCCTGATGCAGCAGTTGAGGACGCTGGCGTTGACCACGCACTCCTCTACCCACTGACGGCGCTTTTTCTCGTCCTTGAATTCGATGGGGCATTTATTCCGGTCGTTGAACCATGTCACGGCTGCCTGGTCGCGCTCGTAGTTCTCGCGGAACCACCCGGCGGCAAGTATTTCATCACCGCTACCGAATTTCTCTTTAACTTCCTCAAGATGCTGCGTCGGCAAAGAGTCGACCACGACGAGGGCATAGTTGCCTTTGCCTCTACCGGAACGGGCCATCTCAACCTTCTTGCGTGAGGCAAGCTGACGGCAGTATTCCTGCGTCATTATGCCCGCCGCTTCAAGCTCGGTTGGCCTTATGCATATCCGTCCGTCGTAGTATTCCATTGTCACGAAGGGTTAAAGAGTCCGGGCTATGCGCGAAAGTTCCGGAATCTGTGTCAACATGACATGGTCGTACTTTGCGACCACCTGGCCTCTGGGACCAAAGACTGTACCTTCGCCGGTCTGCTTGTCGAGATAGACCTCGGCACCATTGGAATAGACCGCACGAGCGCAGCTATCCGAGTCGAAGAAGAATTCACCCTCCGGGAGGTTGTAGCAGGTGCAACCTCCGTGGTGCTGTATGGCCGCGAAACGTATCCTCTTGGCAAGCTCGTTATTCGTGCGGTATGCCAGGGCGTTCTTGACGCAGCGTTCACATATTGCCTTCCCTTTGACCTTGAAGGTGCGCTGCAGAGCCTTGATGCCCTCCTTGTTGACTGAGATGTACTTGTTCATTTTCTCACTTATTGGGTTTTATTCGTTATCTTTGTGCTTATTTTCCAAATGGAACTATCATGAGAGACGTTATCCGAATAATGATTGTCGACTACAAGTCTGCCACTGATAAGAAGCGACATACGCACGACCTATTCGCGTTTTGCAAAGCTGCTCGAATTCAGCAGCCGGTACTACTACCATTTCCAGCAGAGGACTATTACGAAATCGATTTAGCAGGTCTGAACGAACATACAGCACTTCTTTGGCTGCACATTCTTGGCGACCTTGCCGCGCTGAATCCGCATTTTGTCGTTGAATTTCAGCAGCGTGAAACATATTCTTTCTGTCCATAATCTCACTTTATATTTAGTCGGCTATTGATTTTTTCGATGGCTTCCTCAAGGGCGAAATGACCGGCTACCAGTGCCGAGTACGGTTTTGACTGGTTACACTCATAGTCGTTGTGGGTCGCCTCGAACTGATCGAGGACTATGCCAGTATCCTTGAAATCCTGCTCAAGGGACTGCAGCAGCACCTTGACGGCATTGTCGGTCATTTTTTCTGCTCGTTGTTTCATCGTTTGAATTTTTGTGGACGGTCGGGGAATCGAACCCCGATACTTGCGCCATGGTCGCTCACCATCCTGGCCGCCCAAGTGCCGCCGGCCTTGCAACTACCGGCGGCTGTGGAAAATTTGATTGCGATTATTATCTCGCGTTTCGCAGCTCTCTTGCCGCAGGATTGCCCTCTCTTGGGTCTAACCCTCTATACGTTGATAGTCTCCTGTCGACGCCGGTTGTTGTCCACGATATCGTCAAACCACTTATCTCCCATTCGCAGTCTGAACATTGCCAATCTGCCGGCATTCAAACCATCCAAGGGGAACATCAGGCATGTCAGATTATCCTGATAGGCATTGTTGCCTATAAGACCGTAATTCATATTCATATCTGCCCCTCGGAATGTTATGAACTGCTTCGGTGTTCCAATCCCTGCCTTTTCAAGGAACTGCGTGTATCCAGTTGTCCATTCGTCAAGGCCACCTCCACAACCTAAAATTGTATAATAACTCCCTTTGTAGGCTGCGGAAAAAATCTCCTCGCGGTTGTCGCGGTTGATTCTGATTATCTCTTTGGTCTCACTCATCGGTTTTTATTTTTTCGTTTTTGATTGCTTTATATCGTACCGAAATCATATCGGCCATTTTGTCAATCTCTTCAGCCTTGGAACAGAGAGCGAGATAAAGAGCCTCGTCATCGGAATCGATAAGCGAGAATTCATCGTTCTCATCCTCTGCTATCATCAGACCTCTCAAGTCTTCAATGGCATAATGCAGACTGGTTGCCATTGAGATGACTCGTACCATCTGCCGTCTTTTTTGTTCTATTTTCTCCTCGTTTGTCATTGTCTCACTCATTTTGTCGTTATTTTACTTCTTTGATTTCGGGGTAACGGCGACATCCGTAGCAGCATACAAGGCGCTGCTTCAGGTTCTCCACGTAAAAGTCCGGGGCCGTGAACATGATGCCGTTCTCCTCACTGTAACTGAAGGGAATCTCATCCAACATCAGCACGCCGGCTATCTGATGCATGGCGCTGAAGGCCTGCCATTCCTTGATTTCGTCTGTCTCACTCATTTGTTTATGTTTGCTTAACTGTTAATTTTTGTCTATGTGCGCCAATTTTCGTATCTTTGGCCGCTCGTTCCATCTGGAACACGCTGCAAAGACATAGATAATTTTCGACACTGAAAAATATTTCCGCAGAAAATTTACGACAATGGCGAATTTTTCCGACAACCTCGCGGCATTCCTCAATAAGAAAGGAATCAGCATTAGAGCATTAGAACAGCAGATAGGCTGTTCTAATGGTGTCATTTCACGCAGTATTAATAAAGGCACTGATATTTCAAGCCAATGGGTGTCGAAGATTATCGAAATATATCCGGATCTCAATCCTACGTGGCTCCTGTTAGGCAAAGGCGAGATGTTACTTTCTAATGCGACAAGCAGCTCCATAGAAGAACCTGGTCAATCAATTGAGACTCACCCACAAGCCGATGTTTGGGCTTATCTAAGAGACAAGGATCAAGAAATCGGACGACTAAACAAAGAAATAGGGCGACTTGAGGCTCGTATTGAAGAGTTGGAGAGAAATGCCCGGGTGCATCTCACTCCCATTACCGAAGCAGAGGAGGTGTCCTCCCCGCCCGTCTTGCAAAACAGTTAAGGGATGCGTCCTCGGTGGTGTATATCGATGGCATCCCATTTCGCATGTTCGCCAACTGACCCATCCCGACCCCTCCGGCGCACCCCGAGTCGCTCTTTTCAGGGCATACCCCTCCCCTATCCGACAAGGATGGCGAACAAAGCCTCTGATTTTAGGCGGTTTCAGCAGGGCGAAATTGAAAAAGAGGGGGTATTTTGCTTCACACTCAAACGCCGTTTTTGAAAATTGATGCCCTATTTTGGGCGTTTATCTCATCGCAGTTATTTGCTGTCAAAATCCGCGAATTTGTCACTCCTAACTTTTGGGACTGTCACTCCTAATTGTCACTCCAAACTGTCACTCCTACTGTCACCCCTAACCGATTTTACCCCCTTGAAGCCCATTTGAGAGCATAAAATCAGGGCATCATCGACACGATGCCGACAATGCCCTTCAAAAGCCATTATATTTACCCTATAAGGCCGTTCAGCCGCCGTCCGTATAGTCTGCGCCACTACCGCCAGATATAAGCGTTGACTGCCTGATTATAGCGCGTTTAGTGATGATCGAGCCGTTGCCTGACAGCCCTGCATGCCGCAGGTAATTGTAGGTCGCACCGACCTGATCAGCCGTAAACACGCTGAAAACGGCCTTTATGCTGCTGAAATACCAGTCCCGACGCCTCGTCCCCTCGATGGGATGCGTCAGATGCACATGAATAACCTTTGCCATATACTCTTGTTTTATAGGCGCAAATATACCAAATAATATCTATATGGTATATTTTGAACATAATAAATTTGATTATAGGCAATAAAAAACGGCGCACAGTCGCAACCGCCCTACCCTTCTATCGCGCCGATGGCCACCAACAAGAGCCACGTAAACCCCACGACAACCCTATGTAAACCCGGCGTAAACAAACGACCTCAAAACCGGCCGTCCATGTAAACCCAAATTAAGCCCACGTAAACTTTTTGCACGCTTCGTTTTATTTCGCCATCACTCCCCTACTCCACTTAACTCTCTGAAATCAAAAGCCTTTCACCTCAAATAGACATCACGCACTTTGCACGCTTCGTTTTGTGGCCCATATTTATAGGGACCAGTTTCAATATCGGCATCTGGGAACCACGGGTAAATCTCGGCATCACGAAGCAGTGGTTTGCAATCGACACCTGGAAAGGGCGTAAACACTTGAATAATCCACAAGGAATGGTGCAATGGCAAAATGCCATACATCTTCCCTATGATATATGGATGAACGTGGATATGGCATGGGAAAGCGCAGGCGATGACAGGAACATACATCGCAAATCCTGTTCTTACCTTAACGCCAAACTATACAAGGCGTTCTTCAACAACAGCTTCAGTGTTTCCGTCGAGGCAAACGACATCTTCAACAAACGTAATTATGGTGTTACTTCATTCAGTAGAGATATAACCCGTTACGTATGTGTAACGGATCTAAGCCGTTCATTCTACTTGACTCTACAGTACTCATTTAACTCCAGTCGTGACCGTTACAAGGGGCGTGGAGCAGGTGCGAACGAAAAGAATCGATTCTAAACAACAAGCCATCTTGAGAACACACCATTAGTTAATCAAAGGGAGACTTCGGTCTCCTTTTTTGTATTGTCAGCTGAAAGTAATCTTTAGCACCTCTCCAATCACCCGTTATGCCTCGGGCTTAAAATTTTCAGGCCTATTGCAGATGGATATTTTGCAGTTCGGTCTTGAATATTCGCCTTTTTATTCTGTCGGTGTCAAAATCTCCAGATTTTTCGTAAATTTGCAGATAGTATGTGGACACTGGTCGACTATATAAACACGACTTGGCTGTGGTGGACAGTCACCATTGCCTACGCCGCCATTGTGCTTGGAGTAATCGCCATCGTTGTTTCGGAAAACCGCAATCCGGTGAAATCACTCGCGTGGGTCACCGTTTTGCTCGTCCTTCCGGCCGTAGGCTTGATTCTGTACATATTTTTCGGCCGTAACATACAGAACAAGCGCATAACCTCAAGGCGCAACCGCAGGAAGCTCAGACGACTTGAGCAAAACGGGAAAATTGACTCATCCAAGGTGAGACAGTCGCCAGCCTGCCTGCGACACATCAAACTCGCCCATTCCCTCCAGGGATCACCATATTACGAGGGTAACAGCGTCGCCATATTCGACAATGGCCGTTCCAAATTCGAGGCTTTGCTCGCCGATATCTCTCGTGCCGAGAAATACATCAATATCGAGTATTACATCATCGCGGCAGACAAGATAGGCCGCCGCATAAGCGAAGCCCTCGTCGAGAGGGCCCGCGCCGGAGTCAAAATCCGTATCATCTATGACTCCGTGGGCTCCTTCAAGACCCCCGGAAAATTCTTCAAGAAACTGAAAAAAGAGGGCATAGAGGCCTACCCGTTCTTTGAGGTGGTCTTTCCACCTTTCGGCACACGCGTCAATTGGCGCAATCACCGTAAAATCGTCGTCATAGACGGCATCATCGGATACATCGGTGGCATGAACATAGCCGACCGATATGTGGATGGCGGGAAACACTTTGACGTGTGGCGCGACCTTCATCTCCGCGTCACCGGTCCTGGCGTGGCAGCCTTGCAGCAGTCATTCGCCGTGGACTGGAACTACATGGGACAACCTCTGATTGAAGAGGAGATTCCAGACCTTCCGGAGGCGGCATCCTCCGTCACGGAAGAGAGCAACAATGTGGGGATACAATTGCTTACAGGAGGCCCTGTAAACCAATGGATGAACCTGACGCTGATGTTCCAGCAGGCGATATCCACAGCAAAGACACGCGTATGGCTCCAGACCCCCTATTTCCTACCCACCGAAGGCCTGTTGCATGCCCTCCAGGTCGCCTCACTGTCAAAAGTGGACGTGCGCATAATGCTTCCGCGACGCAGCGACAGCGACATGCTGCGCTGGGCATCATTCAGCTATGTGCAGGAATGCCTGAGAGCCGGCATCAAGGTATATCTCTACGACAAAGGAATGCTCCACAGCAAGGCGATAATTGTCGACGACGACTTTGCCACAGTCGGTTCGACCAACTTTGACTTCCGCAGCTTTGAACACAATTTCGAGGCAAACCTGCTTGTCTACTCCAAGGAATTCAACACGGCTATGCGGACACGCTTCATCGCCGACCAACGCGACTGCATAAGGGTGAATCCCGCCATATGGCGCCAGCGCCCATATCTTGAGAAAGGGCTGGAATCCGTGATGCGTCTTTTCGCGCCAATCCTCTGA